CGGCCGGCACGGGGTAGCTGGCGGCCTTGGCGCGGCGGCCGGAGACCAGCTCGCCGGGGTGTTGGTCCCATAGCCAGTAGGCGACGATCTTGCCCAGCACGTCGTATTCGACCCCGTTCATGATGGTTTGCTTGACGGTGTCCTGATCCTGGCTTTCGCTCAGGCTCATGGCGGAGGCGTCGCCGCTGGCCAGCACACTGAGGCGCGTTTCGAGGTTCTTGCGCTGCAGCTCGGCGTCTTCGTACAGCTGCACATCGCGCACGCGGGCGATGACGGGCGCCAGGCGTGTGAAGCCGCGGCCCTGCCCTGGGCGCTGGGGGTTGAACAGGTGAATGATGCGTTCGGCCGGCACGGGGTAGCTGGCGGCCTTGGCGCGGCGGCCGGAGACCAGCTCGCCGGGGTGTTGGTCCCATAGCCAGTAGGCGACGATCTTGCCCAGCACGTCGTATTCGACCCCGTTCATGATGGTGTTGGGGCCGTTGGCGCCCATCTTGCTGCTGTCGAGCCAGTCGATTTCGAGCACCTGGATCTGCAGCGGCACGGGCAGGCCGTCTTCAAGGCGGCGGGCGCGCAGGCGGATGAGTACCTCGCCGTCTTGCTCCATGGCGCGGTAGGCCATGGCCTGCAGGCCGTAGAGGTCGGACTTGCCATCGGCGTCGGCAACCTTGGCCCATTCGGCCCAGAGGGCGTCGATCTTGTCGCCGTTGCGTGCCAGGCTGCGCGGGGTGATGCCGGTGCCGATGGTGTTGGCCACCAGGCTTTCGAGCCCGCGCGCAATGTAGGGCACGTTTTGCACCAATGCGCGGGCGCGGGTGCGCAGGATGGCGCCGTCGGCCAGGTGGTCGGTGTTGGCGCTGGCGCCTGCGCGGCGGGGGCGCCAGCCGTCTTTCTGGCTGGCGCCTTCGTAGGCGCGGGTGAGCATTTCACGGGCGCGCAGGCGTCGCATGCCGGCGTTGGGGTTGATGGCGCCGATGAAGCGGTCGATCAGGGTGGTGGCAAGGCTGGCCATGGTGATCAGTCTCCCCGGGCGGTGGTGAAGCGCACGGCAAACGTGCCGCGGCGCACGCTGCTGCTGGTGGGCGCGGCGGCGCCGGCCAGCTCGGCGGCGATGTCGTCGCGGGCCTTGCGCAGTTCGTCCACGCTGCGGTAGACGACCTTGCGGCCGCCTACTTCGACGGATTGCTCGCCGCTGGCGATGGCGGCCTTGATGGCGTCGAGGTCCGCCTGGGTGTGGGCCATGTGTTACCTGCCTTGCTGTCTGGGTTGGGTGCCGTGTCGGACAGGTCACGGTATCAGCTTGGGTGTCTCATTTCCCGGAAATTTGAGACGGTTTAGGACGCCCGGGTTGTTTGAGCACCCGGTACACCGTGGCGCGGCTGATCTGCAGGCGGCGCGCGACCTCGGTGGCGTTGCGGCCGTTGAACAGGGCCAGCACCTGAGTGACGAGCTGCTGGCGCGCAGTGGGTGGGCGCGCGGCGATGTAGCATTCCTCGCCCCTGAATTCTGCCCGCACGGCGGTCTTGGTGGCCGCGATTTTTTCAGGCGGCTGACCGGCGATCTGCGGGAATTCGGCCAGCAGGTAGTCGAAGATGCGGTCGACCAGGTCGGGCTCGGCGCGGATGAGGTCTTTGAGGGCTGGCGGGTTTTGTGGCATGGTGGCGTGATGCGGCGGGCGTGTTACCAGTCTCGGCTGAATGGGCGCGCGGTTGATCCGGCGGCGGGCGCTGCCGGCGGTGGCGCGGGCGGTTGGTCACTTCGTTTTTTATAGCTGTCGGTGTCGGCTTGCTGCTGTGGCGCGGCTTGTTTTTCCTCCATTTTGGGCGCCGGCTGGCTGAACAGGTCGGGCGAGCGCGGGCAGTAGCGGTCTTCGCGCCGGGCCCATCCGTGCTCGCGCAGGGTTTGGATGCCGAGGTAACAGGCTGCGACATAGGCGTAGACGGCGCAGTCCAGCGCCTCGTTGCGCTTGCCGGGCGGCTTGAACCATTCCAGCTTGGGGTGGCCCTTGATGTAGCGGGTGGACAGGCGCTCGGCGGTGAGTTGCTCAAACTCGTCGCCGGCCTTGAGGGCGGCGGGAAGGTGCACGTAGCCGGGGCCCGGCTCTGTCAGGCGCAGCCGGCCGTACAGCAGATGCTTGGCGGTGTCGGTGCCGACGGGCCACAGCTTGAGGCTGCGTGGCATGGTTTTGCCTCGCCAGGTGACGTCGATGGCGGATGGCTTGCCTATCACGGGCTTGTTGGGCACGCTGGCGCCCTTGACGGCCAGCACATGGGCGTTGGCATGGGCTCGGCAGTAGGCGTAGGCAGCCTGGGTGTTGTGGCCGCCGGTGTCGATGGCGGTGGCCTCGATGGGCATCTGGTTCCCGCTGGCGTGGGCCACGGGGGTGCGGCGGATCTCGGTGAGGCGGGCCCATGGGGAGCCGGGCATGGTTTCGTCGAGGTTGGGGTCGCCGTAGATGATGTGGCGGTCGACCAGCCAGCTTTCTTCGTTGCGGCCAAAAACCCAGACGCGCATTTCGAGCCGGTCGGGCTGGGTGTCCACGCCGGCGGTGAGCATGAGGCCGCCCAGTGGCACGATGCCGAGCGGGTAGTCTTCGGCGCGGCGGGATAGCTCGTGGTGCTGGACTTTGTCGCCCTCTTCTTCCCAGGTTTCGGCCAGGCGGGTGTTGACGAAGGCGCGCAGCTTGGATTGGTCGCCCATCTTGGCCAGGGCACGGGCGGCGGTCCATTCTTCGACCAGCTCGCGCCAGGACAGGAAGCCGAGCGGACTGTAGAGGCTGCTGAGGTGGTAGCCGCGCTTGCGGGCGGTGGCGTCTGGGTTGGCGCTGACCCAGCGGGCACGGCCGCCGATGGCTTCGCAGCGCAGCATGTCGGCTTTGTGGTGTTCCTGAATGACGCAGCCGTTGATGCAGACGTAGTGCGCGGTGTCGGGCAGGGCGGCGCCGGATTCGTCTTTGTGCCACTTGAGGCCGTGGGTTTTGTCGGCGCCCCACTCCAGGCGCTGCAGCTCGCCGCAGTGCGGGCAGGGCACGTGGTAGTAGCGCTGATCGCTGGCCAGGAAGGCGTCTTCGATGCGGCTGAAGCCTTTGGTGGTGGGGGTGCTGGTTTTCAGGCGCTTGCGGCGGCTGAAGGTGGATTGCCGGGCCTCGGCCAGGCTGATCGGGTCGCCCTCGCCATCGACGTCGAGCGGGTAGGCGTCGATTTCGTCCATGAAGATGTCGCGGATGGGCATGGAGCGCAGGCCGGCTGCGCTGTTGGCGCCGGCGGCGACCATGAAGCCGCCCGGGTATTCCTTGAGCAGGGTGGTGTTGGCGTCGTCGCGGGAGCGGTTTTCGCGCACCTTGCGGCGCAGGGCGGGCGATTCTTCAATCATCGGCGTGAGGCGCTGGCGGCTGAATCGCTTGGCGGTGTCGATGGTGGGCTGCACGATCATCAGCGGGCCGGGCTGCAGGTCGATGAGGGAGCCCACCCAGTTCATGCCGACGGTGGTTTTGCTGGTCTGGGCGCCCCACATCAAGATGACTTCCTCAACCGGGCTGTACGGGCTGAGCGCGTCTTGCGGCTCCATGGCGTAGGGGGTGCGGGTGACGCGGTAGGGGCCGGGCTCGGCGCTGTCTTTGGCGGACAGGATGCGGTGGCGCTCGGCCCACTCGGTGACGGTGAGCCGCGGCGGCGGTGCCATGTATTCAGCCAGCAGCGTGGCCAGCAGGCTGGCGGCGCGGGCTTCGTCGGCGGGGAGGTCGCGGGCGCCCATGGTTCAGTGCTCCGTCTCAATTCGGGTGATGCGATCGGGCGAGGCGACGAGCTGCGCCAGCGCCTGGTGGATCTCGGACTGGATCAGGTCGTGCACGCGGGCGGCATCGGTTTCGACAGCCAGCACAGGGGCGACGCGGGCGGGGATCTGCAGCAGGCTGTCGCGCGTGGAGGCAATCATGCCGGCCAGGGCGCTGCGGATGGCGTCGACGCGGATCACGTCGCCCTGCATTTCTGATAGCTTGATTCGTGCAATTTGCGCTTCTGCGGCTTCGCGCAGGGTTTTTGCGACGTGGTAGCTGGTGATTTCCGGCTCGGTCGAAGGTTCTGGTGTTTGGGTGGCGGCTGGCGTGGCTGGCTCTTGCAGGGATGCTGCGGTTTTGCCGCTTGGGCGCACCCGGTTCATCAGGGCGTGCTTCGCCAGCTCGAAGTCGATTAGGCCGTCTTTGTCCTTGGACAAAACGCCGCGCTTTACCAGCTCATGCACGGCCTGGCGCGAAACGCCAAGCTGGCGCGCTAGCCCGGACTCAGTGAG